GCATCCCGGCGGTGATGCGTGGCCCGAAGCTGTTCACCAGACCGGCCAGACCCTTGGGGAGGTCATGAGAGGAGCGGTCGCGGGCGAAGCGTGGGCCGTCGTCGAAAATCCCGAAGGACTCGCTCTGACGCTGAATCGGCATCGACATGTTGGTGACCCCGGCCTTCCTGTTCTCACCTATTGATGAGAGCCAGGCGGGGAATCACAGGTCGTTCTTGTTCCAGACCCACACCTTCTTGCCGAGATCGGAAATCTTCCGGTACCCCAGGCCGGACATGATTTGAGACTCGCTCATTGAGTTGATACCAGGCAAGTTTGGGTATTTTTGCTTCAGTTTGTAGGACATGCACTCGTATCTCTTCTTGACGATCTTGCCGTCCCACCACACATAGTCCGGTGCCGTCTCGTTGGAAAGAGAGAATCCCAGTGTCTCGTAGAGCTTGCCTGAAGATTTCGCGTTGTCCGAATAGCTCACAATGCTGGAGGGGCTGGTGGTTCTGACGAACTCCTTGAACAGCCGTGAGGCCCCGCCGGGAATGGCATGATCCAGTCTGACCGCGTATCGAATCATTTCCCACTCGACGGGGTTAGACTTTTTCTGCATTCGAGGGACGCCGAAAGACATCAGGGCGACCAGCTCCGAATCGTGCCTCAGACCAATCCTGACCGATCCCCCGACTCTTCCCTGCAGGTGGTTTTCGTCCAGAAACTTAGCGGCTTCTGTCGAAGAAACATTCGCGTCAATTCCGCAAAGTCGGGCACCAATTCTGTTGGTGGTTTTGTTTTCTGCATACCTGGACTGGCTTGAAATTATTGACCGCACCCGGGGTTCGTCCCACTCGTGCTGATAGATCACCTTCGGGGAGAGGTCCGGCGGAGGGTCTGGGTGGTACCTGTGAAGATTGGACAAAGAGTGTCTTGCCGACTCGTAGCATTCTTCATCGACTAGGTCTTTGTGGTCTTCAATCCACCTAAGCACTCGGTCTTCCCACAGGATGGTGGCCCACCAGCCCCGGCTCGCATAGAAGTCAACCAGGTCAAGAGCTTCCTGAGGGTCTGGGTGCCAGTACACGCCGAAATACTCAAAGACTCTTCTGTTCTCGCCGTCGATAAAATCCGGTGTCCTTCGACCGATTCTTAGCTGACCAACACCCTCGTTGTGGTGGTATCCCATGTTTTCCAGGAAAGGGGCGATGATCTTTTCCGCCCTACTGGATCGCTTCACCCCTCGTGCCAAATCTTCCGGAGACACGACGTTGGCCCAGTAATCTTTTAGGGCAGAAATCCTTCTGGCCGTGAAGTCGGGGTCTTGGTGGTTTTCCTTCATCCTGTCGGATAGGGACTGGATGCCTTCTGGGGTGTAGGCACGATTCCTGGCGCTGGCGGTCATGTTCGCCCTGGCCTGATCGGAGAAGGTTCTCCCCTTCTTACTGCCGCCCCGGTAGTAGGCCTTATGCCGGTTGCAGGCGCACCCGTCAGGGCATTTGCGCGATTCTCCCCTGCGGGCCGCGTTGGCCTTGGCGATGTTTTCCCGATGCTCGTCGGTGAGCACCCTATTGTGGCGCTTGCAGGTGCATCCCGGTTTGCACTTCATGGACATTGATACTATCACAGTACCAATTCCAGGTCTTGAAACAACTCCTCAAGACGAAGAATTTTCAGGATAAAAGTGCAGGTAAGAGTGCTAGACGATAGTGGTCTTGATATATTGCATCGTGATGGTCTTCGGGAGCGTCATCGTCCCGATGTTCAGTTGCTCACCCTCGTCGATGTCGGTCAAGACACAGCCGTGATAGACCCGGGCACGCTGGATGCCGGACGGTGACTTGATGATCTTCCGGCATGAGATTTCGCCCAACTGAAGCTGGCGCTGCAGGACGTCCAGGAGGTTGTTGGTCGACTCCAGGCCCGGCAGGCGGCTCCACACCGGCTCATTCCACAACTCGTAGAAGGTCAGGCGCAGAGTGCCCGCGCCGACCGCCTGCGAGGTGACGATCTCCTGCGGGGTCGCGTCGTCGATCGCCTGAACCACCTGGGCACCGGCCACCGGCTGCGGTGGCGTGTCCTGCAGGGTCTGCAGGTAGGCCAGCCGGGTGTTCCGAAAGGTCATGATGGTAAACCCGGCCCCACCAATTCTGGTTTTGCTTTCAGCCACCGGTGGTCACCTCCCTCAAGTTCGTTGTTTTGCGTCGGTTTGTGATGGTCATGCGGTGGCTTCTGTAACGACGACGTCGCCGGTCATGACGAGTTCCTCTAGTTCTTTGAGGAACTCGGCGTCGTTTTGACCTGTCACAAGGACAGCGTTGTGGCCCATGCCAGTGAACAAGTCGAACTTGGCCAAAGCGTTGTATGTGGCGTACCCCTTTACCTCGACCCATAGACCTAAATCGGGGAGGTGAAAGTCAGGATAATAATACTGTCCGGTTGGAAGACGAAACTTTCTTGGTTCGTAATTCCAAACAATTTTGTTCTCATCAAAAAATGCAGCAGCCATGCGTTCCCAATTGCTGCGCATGCCAATTCCGTTATATATGAATTTTGCTTGCCTCTTGAACAAATCGTCATAAACTCCCGAACCCCAACGCCTCAAGCATTCTTTTCGACGTTTTTCAACGGTTTCTGCACTGAGTTTTTTGCCAATTCTTATTTGTCGGCACTTCTCCACATGTTCGGGAGACTGTTTCGTGCCCTTCTGGGCACCAGCACCGTTAGCAAACCGCTTGGCCACATGCTCTGGTGATTGAGGGCCGAACCGATGACCCTTCCTGACTCCACCACTACCACCGACCCAAGTCAGTCCTCTGACGATATTACTGACTTGCGTCTGGCTATTGCCGTACTTTTTGGCCAGTTCTGTTTGGGTGAATTTGCCAGAATTGTACTTTAGACGAATTTCGTCAGCGATTTCTTGAGTGATTTTCATTAATTACCTTCTGTAACTACTACATCGCCACTCATTACTGCCACGGAATATCGTACCACCACATAATTGAGCGGGTAGGCGGGCTTCCACTCGTATCGAACCTCGATCACGTCCGGCAGGGTGGACAGCTGGCGCACCTTGAGGTTCTGATAGCCGACGATCACCCCGTCGCGCACCAGAGAGACCAGAGCCGCCTCGGCTGACGCCTTGACCTGAATCAGGGTGGTGTCGTAGATCGGCATGCCGATCAGGCCGTCGGCGTCCAGGTAGTCCCGGATGCGGTAGACCATGACGTCCTGCTGGCCGATGATCGACCACTCCCGGGTCAGCAGGTCGGTCGAGTTGGTGGTCACCCCGTGACGCACCTGGATCTGGTTGCGGCGGGTCTTCTCGATGACCATCAGGCCGTTCTGGGACTCCAGGTTCTTCTCACCCTCCCGCATGTTCTCGGCGACTCCGGCGAAACCGGAGATCACCTTGCGGGTCAGGGGCATGGCTGGAATCTGCGAGACCGACTTACCGGCGACCGCCGCCGCCATGTACTGGCCGCCGAGGATGATCTTCCTGTTCAACTCCGGGGCGAAGTAGTGGAAGCGGCTCGGGCTGACCAGAGCGACCCTCTGATCGGACAGCGATTGGGCGTAGTCGATGCGGGTGGCGGTGCTCACCGGCGAAGACGAGCCGTCGACCCCCAGAATCGCCCGCCGTTCGTACTTGTTATTCGACTGGCTGGCGACGTGGTCTTGCACAAGCTGCTGGATTTCTGGGGAACCGGTCGCCGGTACAATGATGGCGATCTGCTCCTCGTCACGAAACTTCGACAGAGCGTTCTCGTAGTCGCCCATCGTCGGGTTGTCCGGGTCTTCGGGGTCGACCGCACAGGTGAGGACTGTGGAGGCACCGTTGAGGAACGCGAACTTCGCGGCCAGCGACAACTCCGACCGGATGTTGCCCGACGAGTCGAACGGTTCGCCGTACACCTCGCGGACGTCGTCATAGTCGTAGAGCGAGTAGACCTCGAAGTAGTCGGGGTCGGTGTAGCGGTAGGAGACCGAGATGATGTCGCCCTCCTGGATACCCACCCCGTCGCCCCGGTTGCGACGCTTGATGGTGTAGAGGTTGTTGCGGGCCTGAACCTCGCTGCTGGTGTCGACGTCGTCAAACTCGGCGTTGGCGTCGACCAAAGTGACCGTATAGTCCAGCCCGTTGATGTAGACGTAACCGGTGTCGGGGTTGATCACCTTCAGGGTGTCGACGACCGCCTTCAACGGAGTGGTCGCTCCCCGGAACTCGTAAATCCCGTTCTCGGTCGGCTTGGTCTGATTGGTCAGATACACCAGCTGACCGGTGGTCGGAGTGACCTCGTCCTCGGTGTTGTCCGGGAGCAGGCCCTCGATCGGTGCCCCGGGAGAGGTGATGTCGATATTGGCGGTGGCGTAGATGACCGGACTGCCGGTGATGACCTTGATTCCCTGACGGGACAGCGGGGCATTGGTGGCCGGTACCAGGTCGTCGTCGTCGTCGAGGACGTCGGGATTGATGCGGATCGACTCCCGATAGGAGCGATAACCGACGCTGAGGCCGAACAGGGCGACCGCAGTGGGCACCGAGGAACGCACAGCCAACTGGGGTCCACCGATGGACTCGGTGTAAACGCCTGGCGGACGGTAACGAGTAAAGTCGATGGCCATGTGATCGGAACCCTTTCCAGAAGCCTCTATGTCTTCTTGGCGGGTGCATGACCCTTAACAGGGTTGATTCACTGCCAGTCGTACTGGCTGACCATTTCCGGCGTCTCCACAATGTTGCGCAGGCTGTAGGTTCCGTCGTGCCGGAAGACGATGTTGGTTTGGCCCAGGATGTCGAAACTGTAAGAGTCCTCGTAGCCGGGAATCTCCTCGTCCCACGGTACTCCGGTGGTCATCGCCTGGCCGCCAGGGATGATCTGGTCGTGGTTGACGCTGATCGAAACGTAAGGATTGTCGGCCAGACTGGTGATGAACTGCCGGAACTGCCGGGTGTCCTCGGCCGGGTTGGTCAACACCATCGACGGCGGTCTGGAAAAGGCCAGCATGGTTACCACTGAGTCGGCCAGCCGGTCGCGTTCCAGGCTGGTCAGGGCGACGATGGTCAAAGTGACCCGGCCCTTGAACTGGAACTCGCGCATCGGTTCCCAGTTGACGACCTCCGAGGTGTCTTCGGTCGCTTCGGTCAGGACGTTCTTGATCAGCGGCTCGTGGCCGAGACCGGCCTGGGTGATCTCGGAGAAAGAGAACTGGACCCAGATTCCGGGGTAGTTTTCTTTCTCGATCGGGTATTCCATGTCGATGGTGACGTTGGTGCCGTTCACCAGGTGGTTGAGCGAGGTCCCCGACAGGGCCTCCCGTAAGGCGTTCATGATGGCCCGCTTGACGGTCTCGATCATTCCCGAACCGCCCGCGCCGGGGAACTCGACGTTGGCCCGCTTGGCCGGGTCGGGGGTTGGGGTGTTGTCGTCGGGCGGCCAGGGTGGTTCTAGGTCGGTGGGCATGGGTCAGCGTCCTCCCCGTAGCATCATCATCGCCGATTTTCGAATGTCGGCTTTGCTGTCCTTGATTGCTTGGGTGATTGCGGTTTCCATGAATCTTTTCGGTTGTAACCCAGGGTGACGCCACCGAACCGGCCGGAAAACCTTGCCCTTGTGAGGGATGTCGACCATGCCCGGAGTACCGACCCCCGACCCGTTGCGGAAGTGGGGTCCGTCGCCCATCGCACAACCTAATGGAACCACCCGATTTTTCACCCACCACATGACGAACGGGCTAAAGCCTTTATTCTGGATCAGCAGATGATTGACGGTCGAGGTGATGCCGACCGACCCCTCAGGGGCATAGGGGCGCAGGGCTGAGGCCGACTTCCAGCCCCTCTTGACGATGTCGCGCCGGGCGTTCTGTATTGCTCGGTTGGCAATGGTGTTGGTGAGGTCTGCCGGTGCCGGGATGCGGGTCACTCTGCCTCCCCTAACCCCAAGTCTCGGGCCAGGCGGTCGAGCAGCCAGTCGAGGCGTTTCTGGCACACCTGCTCCTCCTTGCGGTCACGCTGTGCGCGGGCCAGCTTGAGACGCAACAAGGCCTCAGTGAGGTCGCGCTGAAGGGTGGCCCGGCCAGTTTTGGAC